TTATTCTGGTACGAGTTTAAAAACAAGATCAACTGTTGTCTCAGTATCCTATTTTAATATGACCAGTATAGAACCAGATTTTGAAACTGTCGAAGATACTACTGCTAAAAATAAATACGGAATTATTCATAAAAAAATAACAGGTTTCGGTTGTACATCTAGAAATCAAGCTAGAAGATTAGGCAGATTTATTCTGTTTGAAGAGCAAAATTCTACTGAAACCATTAGTTTTACTACTGGAATAGGAGAGGGTGTAGTTGTTAGACCAGGGCAAGTTATTGAAGTAAGCGATCCAGTTAGAGCAGGGTTAAGAAGAGGTGGGCGGATTAGTTCTGCAACAACTACAACCATCACTGTTGATAACACATCAGAGACCGATCTAGATGCTACAAATAACGCAACAGTTAGTGTTGTCTTACCTAACGGTACAGTTGAAAAAGGTGTTGTAGATTCAATAAGCGGAGCCGTGATTACAGTTAATTCAGTTACAAGGGCTGACGGAACAACTGCGACTAGCTTTACTACTGCTCCCAATACCAATAGTATTTGGATTCTTGAAAATACAACCTTACAAACTACTCAATGGAGAGTCGTAAGCGTAACTGAAGATAAGGACAATTATGCGATTGTTGGAACGGCTTATAACCCAGCAAAATTTGCATTTATAGAAGATGGATCTGCGTTACCTGTTCGCAATATAACAATATTAAATGAACCTGTTCCTGCTCCTTCTGCTCCAGAAGTTACAGAAGAATTTTTTACAGAAGGTAATAGAGCTAGAACAAGATTAAATATAGACTTTAATTCTGTGCCAAGGGCTATTCATTATGAATTGAAGTATCAAGTAGATGATGGCAACTTTCAAACATTAAGATCACAAACGCCCGAATTTCAAATACTGGATTCATTAGAAGGTACTTATAATTTTGAATTAGTTAGTGTTAACTCAGGTCTTGAAGCTTCAGCAAACCCAACAACTTTTACACATATCGCTGTTGGTAAAAGTGCTCTTCCTGGTGATGTTACTGGTCTTACAGGAGAACCTATAAGCGATAAATTAGTAAGATTACGTTGGAATTTATCTACCGATTTAGACGTTACTCACGGTGGTCGTGTTTATGTAAGACATTCTACAAAAACCGATGGAACAGCAACATTTTCAGATGCTACAGATTTAATTGAAGCTCTTGCAGGAAATACTACAACTGCTGAAGTTCCATATTTAGAAGGTGAATATATTTTAAAATTTCAAGATGATGGCGGTAGATTTAGTGCAGGAGAAGCAAGTGTAATTTTAGATTTACCAGATAATCTTGCATCTTTAGTTGCTTTATCAAGACGAGAAGATTTAGATGCTCCAAAATTTCAAGGTATAAAAACTAACGTAGCTTTTGATGCTACAACAAATTCTTTAAACTTATCGGGTATTGGAGAGTTTGATAGTATTAGTAATTTTGATACTGTTGGTTCGTTAGATGATATTGGAGGTATCGCTCCATTAGGTACATATGAATTTGGGGGAGCACCTGGAACAGCATTTTTAGATTTAGGAAGTGTATTTAGTATTGATCTAAAACGTCATTTTCTTACTGAAGCATTCTTCCCTTCAGATTTATTTGACTCTGTTTCAGATGTAGATGCAAGAGTAGATTTTGATGGAGTAACAGCAACAAAGGTGAACGCTGAAATGCTAGTTGCGGTAACTCAAGATGATCCTACTTCTGGATCACCTACATATAGACCTTTTCAAACATTCGCTAATGGAACGTATAAAGGAAGAGGGTTTAAATTTAAAGTAAATCTTACAAGTGAAGATCCTGACCAAGACATAAGAGTATTTCAATTAGGTTATACAGCATCGTTCCAAAGAAGAACTGAACAAAGCACTTCAGCTATTGCGTCTGGAGCAGGAGCAAAAGCCGTCACATTTACAGATTCTTTCTTTACTGGAACTTCTGCTATAGGCGGAGTAAATTCAAATTTACCTTCAATCGGAATAACTGCACAAAATATGACTAGTGGTGATTACTTTGAACTATCTAATATTAGCGGTACAGGATTTACTGTTCACTTTAAAAATTCATCAAATGCTTCGATTGATAGAAATTTCACTTATCAGGCTGTCGGATTTGGTAAGGGATGATAAAATAAAATAAAATATTACCAAAATGGCAAGAGTCAATAGTACAACTAAAGAAACGGGTAATAATTTTAATGTAGCCAATGGAACGGGTGCTGCGGTTCGTGCAGGAATAAATGATATTTTTTCAGCTTTAAGAACAATAAACTCTGCAAGTGGAGATCCTTCTGGAGATGGAAATGTAGTTCAATTCCAACCTCATATAGATTCATCTACTAATTTATTAAAAATCTGTACTGCGGTATCTTCTGGAACAGGTACGTTTACAACTATTGGAAATATTACACAAGCTAATTTAGGTTTAGTTAATGCAGCAACACCTACCATGACAGGTGATGTAGCGATGAACTCCACTGGATTTTTAAAAGTTCCTGTTGGTACTGATGCACAACAACCTGGACAATCTGGAGCACCAACAGCAGCAATAGGACAATTTAGATATAACTCAGATCAAAATAGATTTGAAGGATATAAAAATACAGGTTGGGGAGAACTTGGTGGAGGTGCTGGAGCTACTGGAGGAGGCACAGATCAGGTGTTCTTAGAGACAGGTCAAACTATTACAACTTCTTATTCTTTAACGGCTGGTAAAAATGCCATTACAGTATCGCCTACAATAAATAATAATGCCGAAGTAACTGTGCCGAATGGTGCAACTCTTGTTATTCTTTAATTATGAGCTTAGAACTATCAGGAACAACACCAGCGATAAAAGGAGTAGCTGGATCTGTGTCCGCACCAGCTATAACTGGTGATGATGCCAATACAGGAATAAGTTTTCCTGCTGCTGACACTATCAAGTTTTCGGCTGGTGGAGTAGAAAAATTTGCAATTACGGCAAGTGGTTTAAGTGGTGACGGATCAGGGTTAACGAATGTTTCTGCTGGTAAAATTGTTCAATATAAAGTTGCTCAAAAAAATGATACAACTTCTGCTTCATCAGCAAGTATGGTTGAGATTAGTAGCGATTTAAGAGTAACAATTACACCTACATCTGCCTCAAATTTAATCGTAATACAAGCACAACTTACTGCTAACGGTTATGGAAATTATGGTTGTGCGGCAATGATGAAGAAAAATACTGCAAGTGATTTTTCTGGGACTACATCAAATGTTTATGAACCTTCAGTATTTACCAGTGCAACTCACGCTAATGCTATTATGTTTGGTTACATTAATGGTTATATGCAATCTACACTTGTACAAGTATATGAAACGGCTGGAAATACAACAGCTAGAACTTATAGCCCTTTTTATGTAGGTAGCTCAACAAATGTAGTGTATTTAAATCAATACGGTACTGGCTATAGAGGAACTTCAACTATGATTGTTATGGAGGTAGACCCAACATGACCTTAGATCACGAAGCTATTTACAAAGCATATAGTGGAACAGTTGTTAAAATTGATGATAGTCATGGTGCTTTTGATAAAGACGGAAAATCTGTAACTTTAGAGCAAAGTAAAATAGATGCTGCACGAACTACATTAAACGCTGAAGCTGCTGCGGTTAAATATAAAACCGATAGAACAACTGATGGCTCTACAATTTATGCTTCTTTTGGAGACCAGCTTGATATGTTGTATAAGGATATTGTTGCAGGTAAACTAGATACAACTGGAACGTGGGCTACCCACATTAAAGCCGTTAAAGACGCTAACCCAAAACCTAGTTAACCATGAGCAAAATATCACTAAAACACTCAGGCGGTAATGTTGTTTCACTCAACTCACCAACCAACGCTCCAGGAGCAGCAGATGTAGCATTTAAACTACCAAATGCTGATGGATCGGCTGGTCAGTTTATGAAAACTGATGGGTCTGGTAATTTAGCATTTGCAACTGTAGCAGCAGGTGTAGATGGAATAACTGAAGCAGATATATGGAGACTTACTCAGGATGTTCAAGGAAGTCAAGGTGCACTTTCTACACTTACCGCATGGGAACGTGCAGATGACGCAGAGTCAACTTTTATTGGAACAGGTATGACTTATGACTCCTCTGGTCAATATTTTCATTTCCCATCAACAGGAAAATGGCTTATTAATGTATCACTTGTTCTTTATGGTCAATATGCTTTTGGTTGGGGTTTTATTGTAACACAATTTAGAGGTAGCGGATCAGCAGCTTATGACCAAACGGCTGCGGCATGGGCAAATGTATCTGCTAATGGTGGTTATGGTGGAGGATTTAGTCAGTGCCTTGTAGATGTTACGGAAACTGGTTCATCAGGAGCAAGAGTTTATTTTGACCAACAATGTGTATCAACTGCTGGAAGATTTATTCATGGAAGTACGAACCAAAACCGAACATCTCTCGCATTTATTAGATTAGGAGACACATAATGGAACATCCATCAGGCAAACCAAATCACATAGAAGATTATCTAGTTGGCCTTAAATCAGGTTGCTGGTTTACTTGGACAGATTCTAAAAATAAAATTTACAAAAATTTAACTATTTTAGATGGTAGTACAAAGCCAACAGAAAAAGAATGTACAGATGGGCTTGCAGCATTAATAGCTGCATGGGATTTAGAAAATAATTCTTACAAATCTAAAAGAAGGGCAGAGTATCCCGATTATGCTACACAGCTCGATGACATCTACCATAATGGTATAGATGGCTGGAAAGCTACAATCAAAGCTATTAAGGACAAGTATCCAAAACCATGAGTACATTAAAAGTCACTAACGTAAAACACGAAACAAGCGGACTAAATACCCTTGTATTTGATAACGGTGGAACGTCTGGTGGTAACGGAAGAGTTACTACGAAAGGAACTATCGGAGAAGTTATTACTGTTACTTATGCTTCGACAATAACGTTAGATTTTAAAACAGGAAATAATTTTACAACCACTCTTACTGGAAACACTACTTTTGCTAACCCTACTACTTTAGTTGCTGGTCAATCAGGTGTTATTTTTATTATTCAAGACGGCACAGGAGGTAGAACCGCAGCTTTTGACCCTTATTGGGATTTCAGTGATGGCACAGCACCTACATTGTCTACAGGAGCAAATGCAGTTGACATAATTGCTTGGATCGCTCGATCATCAACAAAAATTTCTGCACAGTTTGTTGGAAACTTTAGCTGATGACCAGTATAGGAAGTCCATCACCACTCTTCTTTGGGGGGAAGAAGGCATACGAAATAGAGCGTAGTTTAAGATTTAACGGTTCTGATGATCCTTATTTAGCAAGAACCATAACTACTACAGGTAATAGAAAGACTTTTACATTTAGTGGTTGGGTTAAACGATCAAATATAACTACAAGTGCAGTTGTTCGTATTTTTAATTGCAATATATCTACTAATCCTTCGGGTACAAGGGGTCAACGTGTAACGCAAGTGGGTTTCTATACAGATGACAGAATTTATGCTCATGCTGAAGATAGTAGTGACCAAGGAGAAACTTTAAGTACTGCAGTATATCGTGATCCATCAGCTTGGATGCATTTGTTGTATGTTGTTGATACTACTGAATCAGCAGCAGCAGATAGGATCAAAGTTTTTGTTAATGGAGAACAAATAACATTAAATTTTACTAATAATGTTGCTCAAAACGCAGACACAGAAACAAATCTTGCTGGTGCTGTAATGACTTTAGGTGCTATTTATTTTAATGGCGTCTTATACAAGAATAGTCCATTTTATTTAGCCGAAGCAAATTTTATTGATGGACAAGCGTTAACACCTTCATCATTTACAGAAACAGATGTTAGAACAGGTCAGCTAATTCCAAAAAAATATGATGGTACTTACGGAACAAATGGATTTTATTTAAATTTTTCAGACAATTCTGGAACAACTGCAACTACATTAGGCAAAGATTCAAGTGGTAACGGCAACAACTTCACACCATATAATTTTTCTGTAGCTGCTGGTGTTGGCAATGATTCTTTAGAAGATACACCAACAAATAATTTTTGTACTTTAAACCCATTGTCTTTAAAAGGTGCTGGTGGTACGTTTTCAAATGGAAATTTAGATTTTACATCAGATGGTAATTATTCCACTAGGGCTGCTAATTTTCCTTTAAAAACTGGTAAATGGTATTGGGAATGTACACCTGTATCAACTCCAAGCAATGCTGCTCCAATGGCTTTTGGAATAGTGAGAAATACTAATTTCCCAATAGGGGGTAATAGTTACTTAAGCTACGACCCAAATGGTAATGTTGCTGGATTTGGATATTTTAATGGAGGATCTATAAAAGGTGCTGCTGGGAATGGTTCAACAAGTGGAGCTAATTTAGTCACAGGACAAACGACTTTTACGCAAAATGATGTAATAGGATTAGCTAGTGACATAGCAAATGGGACTCTAGCATTTTATAAAAATGGAACTCTTGTTTACACGATTACTGGTATAAATTCACTTGAATGGTTTCCAGCAGTAACAGGATATGGAACAGGTAGTGTAAGTGCAAGTAATTTTGGTCAAAGACCTTTTGTTCATACTCCACCTACAGGACATCAAGCATTATGTTCAGCAAACTTACCCGATCCAGCAATACTATTTCCTAATAAACATTTTGATACTGTTCTTTATACAGGTGATGGTAATGCTACAGGATCACAAACTAATGTTTTAGAATTTCAACCTGATTGGTTATGGAGTAAGCCTAGAACCGCAGCTTATGTTCACTTGTTTTATGATTCTGTCCGTGGCGCTGGAAATTCTAAAGCATTAAATACTGGGGGAGGAAGTAATCCAGGAACGGGTGCTGAAGGTGCTGCTGCTGATAATGCAACATATGGTTTTCTGAACTCCTTTGATGCTAATGGGTTTTCATACACAAGGGGAAGTGCCACAACTACCTATTTTAATCAATCTGGTATAAATTATGCTGTATGGAACTGGAACGCTGGTGATACAGATGGCAAAACTTATACAGTAAAAGTTCACAATTTTTCTGGAAATAATAGATATATCTTTGATGATTTTCAAACTGAAGCTGTAACTCTCGATCTTGCTGAAGGTGGTACTTATATCTTCGATCAATCCGATAGTTCCAATGCTGGACATCCACTAAGATTTTCTACGACATCAAATGGTACACATGGGGGTGGAACTGAATATACAACAGGAGTTACTGTTGTTGGTACACCAGGATCTAGCGGTGCATATACGCAGATTGTTGTAGCTGCTTCTGCTCCTACTTTGTACTACTATTGCACACAGCATAGTGGAATGGGAGGACAGGCTAATACAAATTCAACTCTTGGATCAAGTAATTTTGATGGTGATTTACAATCAACAGCAAAAGTTAATTCAACAGCAGGGTTTTCAATAGTTAAATGGACATCAGGTGCTAATGCTTATAAAACTGTTGGACATGGTTTAGGAGTTAAGCCTGATATTGTAATACTTAAAAGTGTGTCAATAGCTGCTGGTTGGTTTGTTTATTACGATGTTGTAGATGGAACAAATGATTATTTATCACTAAATACGTCAGGTGCATCTTTAAATGCCGAAAGTTATAGCATTGTACCTCCAACTTCAAGTGTATTTGGAACAGATGGAGCTTTTGTACTTGGTGCTACAAATGTGACCATGATTGCTTATGTGTTTAGTTCCGTAGAAGGGTATAGCAAAATTGGGTCATATAAAGGAAACGGATCAACTGATGGCCCGTTTGTTTTTACAGGTTTCAGACCCGCTTGGGTTATGATAAAAATTTCAAGCACAACAGAAAACTGGACTATTTTTGATAATAAAAGAAGCGAATTTAATCTTTCTCAATTAGGATTATATGCTAATTTAACTAGTGCTGAAGTTAATATATCAACAAATGGGATAGATATTTTATCGAATGGTTTTAAATTAAGAGGAACTGGAAGTCGAACAAATCAAAATAATGGCACATTTATTTATTTAGCATTTGCAGAATCTCCTTTCAAATATGCAAGAGCAAGGTAATATATAGTTATGGCATTTAAATTAGACGGAAAACCTTTAGCAGTTGATGTTCCATTTAAAACATCTAAGGGAACACAATATCCTGCTAATTGGTTAAGATTATCAACAGCAAAGGAAAAAGCAGCTATAGGAATCACAGAAGTAGCTGACGCTCCAACGTATGATTCACGTTTTTATAATGGCGATGGATCTGCAAAAGCACTTGATGATGTAGATGCAAAAGATCAAGAAGGTAATTTAATAAAAGATGAAAATGGAAATCAGATTGTTACTTTAGGTGTTAAATCAGTATTAAAAGCACAGGAAAAAGCAACTGCTGGTTCTTTGTTAGCAAAATATGACTGGTACGTTATAAGAAAATATGAAGCATCAAAAGCTATTCCTACAAAAATAAAAACTTATAGAACTGCGGTTAGAACTGCTTGTGCGACAAGAGAAACAGAGATTGATAATTGTGCAGATACAGCAGCCTTAGTTACTCTTTATGGATTTAAAGAAGATGGAACTCCCAATATGACACAATATCCAGAAGATCCTAACGGGTAGATTCTTGCATTTGTCTTGTCATTAACCCCATAGTGACGTAGAGAGGAGATAGGGCTACAATAAGCAGTAATACAAGCACACTTGTAAAGGATAGTGCTTTTAAAATTGCAAATTTAATCATGTTTCAAAAAATAGCTAATGTTCTTAGCATTGTTTCTTTTCTTATGGTAGCTTCCATGAGTGGTGGAGCATACCTAGGTTACAGGTATGTAACTTCAGAACAGTTTAAATCAAAAGTTATGAACGAAATTCTTGGAAATGTTCAAGGAATGATGCCAAAAGTATTAGAAAAAGGCTTACCTGATCTTACTGGCCCATCTCTACCAGTACCACCAAAAGGATTGGGAATTTGAACTGCTGGCATTGTAATACAGAGCTCATCTGGGGTGCTGATGCTGATATAGAAGAAGATTTTCAGCCTGTTCTGTATCAAGAATATTCAATGGTTAGTAATTTTTCTTGTCCCAAATGCGATTCATATGTAGAAGTCTATAAAAGAAGAGATGCCTACGATTGAAATACCTGATATTCAAATTCAAGAGATATATATTCCAGACGTTCCAGAAATATATAGTCCACATTACATAGAGATAGCAAAGCCACCTGAGATTGATGTCCCTGGTTGTACTTATCAACATCGAGATATAAAAAATACTGGTAATCGTAATTTACTTATCGAGGACAAAAATGGCGTATTCACATTGTGCGACTTTCCATTTCCTAGCTTTGTTCCTCTTGATTATTCTCCAGAAAATTTAGTAATAACTGAAGAAGTTCCTGTTGAAAACGAACCACCACCCTTACCAGAAACAGAGCAGCCAAAAATTCCTGATGCACCATCTCCTCCTCCACCAGATTTTCCTCCTTGTCCTGGTAAAAATGACCAGCGAGTAGGGGATTTTCGTAACGATAAAAAGTTAGAACGTGTTATTGGGCATGAAAGAGGGCAAGATGGAAGTGAATGTATAACTCTCTATGAAGCAGTTGAGTGGAAAGAACAATACATTCCTTCTGCTCCACAGTTTGTTGGGGTTTTTAGCCTTGCTTTGGTTGGTGCTTCTGCACCATTGGTACTTCAGCTTGTACGGCCAATAGTTAAACAAATAGTTACTAAATTAACTAAGAAAAAGGTAAAATAAAAATACCCTATTCGACACGGCAATGGATAGGGCGTCTAGGTGGGCAAGTTTAACCGTGCTTGCCTACTGCCTTTTTTATGTTAATATGATATACAAGCAACCAGACCCATTATCAAACCGTTAAATCGGTTACTGCTCTGTTGGAGCGTCAGTTGCTCTTTAATTTATGAGTATGTGGGATAACTTGATTTGGTGGGATAGTAACAACAATATCTTCACAGGTAACAGCACTAGGAGTGTTAGGTTTGAAAGTAACACCTAATTTCGCCTGTTTTGCACATTGCTCCAAACGATATAAACTGATTTCCATTTTAGTTTTCTTTATTAATAATTTTTGAGCTTCTATATTTACTGCACTTGCTTCATGACAAAGGGCTGGAGACTTTCCCAATGGTATGTTTATTTGAGCAGAGATTCCATAATTTAAATTAAAGTTTTCTTTCTCGAATCTAGGAGTTTCCTGTACATATTTTATTTCTCCAGTATTCTCGTCATATATATTTTGTCTAGTAACAGTTTCTCTAGGTAGAGAAAATGTATGAGAATCGGTTACATATGGAGTGATAGTAAGGCTAGGAGAAGCACAAACTATGCCTTGGCTCATCTTAAAGCTCGGCATTGAGCTTGGCGTTATCATAGTCGCATTGTTATTTACCACGCCCTGTGCGTTACTGCTCGGAGATGCAACTGTTGTATTAGCCAAAACCCTTGCAGGACAAAGGATTAGAGCTATTGCCCAAAGGTAGTTGTAGTTTCTGTTGTGGTTGTTGTATTTATTGTTCTTGTTATTGTCGTTACTGTGTCTAGCCCTGGTGTGATCAGTGTTTCTTGAAGAGAAAAGGCTGAACCTGGAGTTACGACTTTCCATCTTGGAACGTCTTGTAGGCTTGGTGCGGTCCAACTAAAACTTACCCCTCCAACTGTTTGTTCTGTGAGAGTTGTAGCTGTAGGATTGATATATCCATTGAGGTCATTGCTTTCAATATTATGTCCTGACGCAGAATATGAGTACCCTGTTCGATACTGATGACTTGTAATAGTTTCATTTATTACTGATTCTGAGGTCGAGCTAGTTTGAGAACTACCCGAACGAAATTGTGGAACTACAGGAACAGCAAGTGTTCTTATAGGACATAATAGTAAAACTAATAACCAAAGTCTAGTCAATCGTAATACGGACAGTAGTAGATCCAATACAACTTGTTCCACTACCCCCTGCGGTGCAAGTATGAATTCCCGATGATAGCGAAGTCAACGCAAGCGATCCTGCTGTACCCCCTGAGATAACTGTAGTTTGACCACCAAGTACAGGTAAACTTGCAATACCGCTTGATGGAGTGATTGCTGTTTGTGTTCCATCTCCAGCTTGATAACTTTCCGATAGAGAGAACGCTGAACCAGCCGTTGTAACTGTTTTATTTGTATGCATTGCGTTTGGTGCTCCGTTATTACCGAAACTACCAAGATTTAATCCACCGATTCCATTAGTAACAACATTATCTCCTGTTCCTGTAGATGTAGTGATATTATTTCCGCTTATGCTGTAGCTTGATGGAGCAGCATTTGTAATTACATAAGGCGAGTCTATGGATATTTGTGCAGAGGTTACAAATTCCTGTTTGATATTAGCGTAGACAGGTGTTGTTGCTAACAATAATAACGGAAGTAGCTTTTTCATTTTTTAGGTTTAGGGTCGATTACTTCAGCACCTTCTATTTTAATAGGTGTTACTACCCTTATAGTTTGAACCATACCTTCATTTTCTGCAACTTTACTGTCTTTCTCACTACGTTTCTTTGATCCTTCGAGGCCAAAAGTCGCTAATGCACCTGTAAGCAGACTTGCAGGGAAAGTTATATCCTTAGGTTCAGAACTGTATCCTGGGATTGAAATGTAATTTAGTGTGACTATGAAACCACTCCAAACGACAACACCTAATCTGACAAAAAGGCTAATAATTGCTAGTTGCTCTTCTTTGTCATCTAAGCCTTCCTTAAGTTTTTGAAAGGCATTTTTTTTCTTTTCTTCAACCATAGGACAAAATTTTAGGCATACTAAACATAACTATAGCTTAAATTCATGCCTGAGATATATGCAGCCTTAATAGGAGCAGCAGCTACGGCCTTTGTTATGGTTTTATCGAACATAAGTAATAGAAGAGATAGAGATATTGTTGAATTGTTTAGCCGAATAAATAGATTAGAGAGAGCCGTAAGTCGTATGGAAGGCCAAAAAGACTAATCTTTGGTATGTTTGGGTAAGAACATATATCTTTTTTATGTACAAAATTTTAAAACCAATCTTAATGACGTTTTTAACAACAACTGCTGTTAAAAGGTTAGTAGTTGATTTATTGAAATCAATTGCAAAGCAAACTACAAATACTTTGGATGATAAGGCAGTTGAAATTTTAGAAAAGCAACTTTTTCCTTAACATGAAAATTACTAAATTTCTCAACATAGATATTGAGCCAGCACCACCAGAACTGGAGCTAGAAATCGAAATGCAATGTAGAGAAATAATGAAAAGTAATGATCTAGATAATGTAAAAAGATATTGCACACATATGGTTAGAAAGAAGTTTGATCAAGATATATTTATGGCTTCGCTGTTAAATAGATTGATAGAACTAGAAGCTAATCGTGTTGTAGTAGAGATGAGAAAACAAAAAAGAAAACCAATGAATCCTATTGCAAAGTTTTTTCGTACTCGTTAATTTCTTCATCAGTAAAATCACGAATTAATAAATTATCAATTTTATTTATTTCATAATTAAATTTCACAACAGCCGTTTTTATATGCTCCGCAATCCAACGACCTTCGTCATAAATAACTTGAGCTTTTCCATCATCTTTTATAAAAACATAATGATCTTGTCCTTTTAATTGAACATCTAATAAATTCTTTTCTAAATTTTTACGTCTTATTTCCTTAAGTTTGCGTAACTTAATTACAGACTTTCTTTCTTGTTTCATGATTTAAATATAAGGCATAAGTAAAAACATATGCCTTTTTTTAATAATTTTAAAATAGACCTTGAGTATCAGGAGCACCCTCTATTTTTTGGGGATTAATGTTGCCATAAATGCCGTAGTCTCCTTCCAACGCTTTAGCGTTGATATATACACCTTCAGTGTTAATGTTGCCTTTTTCTTTTCCAAGATAAACTTTACCAGATGATAATTTTGTATTGACTAAGTTTTGCATATGATCAACAAAATGCGTAATAGATTCTGTTGGAATGAACAAAACTAATTGCTTGCCATATTGACCATCTTGAATTTTAAATGAAATTGGTTTAGGTAATGCTGGATCGAAATTAAAATTTTCCATAATTAATTAAAAAATTGAGCTAATAAAGTGTTGAAGAATGAATTAAAAGAAACTTTGTTTTGTTTACAATGATCTTTTATTTTAACGGCAAGGGTGTCGTTTGTTCTGACACTAAAGATG